TTGGAACTAATAAGATTATCATTGATGATGAAGAGGGTATGATTTTTGATGCTGAAAGATTAAAGATTTATCAAGATACAGTTTGGCAGACAACGGTTCAAATTCCAGTATAATCTGCTATACTTATGGTTATGGATAATGAAATTCTTAAAAAAGTTGGCAATGTCCGACGCAAAGTAATAGAAAAAGACTATAACTGGGGACTATACGTATACAAAAAGTCTAGTGGAGCCTGGTTTACTGACGGCGACGGTAGCATATTAAATGTTCCATCAGAACGTGGAGACATCTCTAAGATTGCAGAATTAAGAAAAGCAGCAATGCATTACGGAGATGATGGCGAAGGTAAGGCAGTGTTTGTGCCTGGACTTACAAGAATTAGCGAGGAAGAACATTCTGAACAGTTAGATAGAATGAAGAATGGTTTAATTCCTTCCATGAATGATCATGGTGCTTGGGTAGCAGCACGACAAACCTATGATAAGTATGGTAATGATGAGTGATGAATATGTAAGAGTTGGGTTAAATACCCAAGAACGAGACGACAATCCTTTTAGTTCACAAGATCCATTTAACAAATCTTGGGATCAACTTAAAGATTTTTCTGGATTAGATCAAAACTTTCGTAGAAAAACTGCACGTAATGTAACAAAAGCAATGACTTTTGCAACAAACGAATATCTTGATTCTGCTAATGCAACTCCATCAGGAGTAGACGCTGGATCAAAAGCAATTAATCCTGGCACGGTATATAGAAATGGTTACGGACTATTTGATGTAATCACTCCTCCATATAACATGTATGAATTAGCAAACTTCTATGACACATCATTTGCTAATCATGCTGCTATTGATGCTAAGGTAGAAAACGTAGTTGGTTTAGGATACCGTTTTGATATTGCAGATAGAACAATGCTAAGGTTTGAAATGAACGAAGATCAAGCAGCGGTAGATCGTGCTCGTAATCGTATTGAAAGAATGAAGTTAGAACTTAAAGACTGGATAGAAAACCTTAACGATGATGATTCATTTACTAAAACAATGGAAAAGTTTTATACAGATGTACAGGCTACAGGAAATGGTTTTCTTGAAATAGGTAGAACTGTTACTGGAGAGATTGGCTATCTTGGTCATATCCCAGCAACAACAGTTCGTGTACGTCGTCTGCACGATGGATTTGTACAGATTATTGGAAACTCAGTGGTTTACTTTAGAAACTTTGGGGCAAAGAATAAAAACCCAATGACTGCTGATCCACGTCCAAATGAGATTATTCATTATAAAGAATACTCTCCATTAAATACATTTTATGGTATTCCAGATATCGTAGCAGCAATGCCTTCGCTAATTGGCGATCAACTTGCTTCACAATATAATATTGATTACTTTGAGAACAAGGCTGTTCCAAGGTATATCGTAACGCTCAAAGGTGCAAAATTATCTTCTGACGGAGAAGACAAGATGTTTAGATTCTTACAAACTGGGCTTAAATCTCAGTCTCATAGAACCCTTTATATCCCACTTCCTGGCGATACAGAGAATAATAAGGTTGAGTTTAAAATGGAGCCAATTGAAAACGGTATCCAGGATGGCTCATTTAAAGAGTATCGTAAACAAAATAGAGACGATATCCTTATTGCTCACCAAGTACCTATTTCTAAACTTGGTGGTGCTGATTCAGGTATTGCTGCTGCCCTTTCACAGGATCGTACCTTTAAAGAACAGGTATCTCGTCCAGCGCAAAAGCACCTTGAAAAGGTTGTTAACAAAATTATTAGAGAAAAAACAGACATTCTTGAACTTAAGTTTAATGAGTTAACCTTAACCGATGAAATTGCACAATCTCAAATTATTGAGAGATATGTAAAGACACAGGTTATGACTCCAAACGAGGCTCGTGAAAAGTTGGACTTGCCACAAAGACCAGATGGTGATGAACCATTTACAATGTCTCCAAGACAAGCAACTGACGCTAGAGCAAATTTGGCAGGGAATCGTCAAAGAGATGCAGAACGAACAAATAACAACTCTGACTCTCCAACAACCATTGCTGGTCGTAATCCACAAGGTGAAGGCAGATCGTCTCAATAACTGAGATATACGTTAAAATGTTTGGTATAATGGATAACGATATGTTAATAAATAAAGCACATTGGGAAACTAATGGCGACAATGTTCGTCTATCAATGCCTATTGGCAAAATCGATGTAGAGCGCCGTATAGTTTCAGGGTTTGCAACTCTTGATAACGTTGATCGTCAAGGCGATATCGTAACAACTGAGTCTAGCATTGAAGCATTTAAAAATTTCAGGGGTAATTTGAGAGAGATGCATCAACCATCCGCAGTAGGAAAGATAGTATCATTTAAAGAAGATCGCTATTTTGATCCATCAGTAAAGAAATTTTATAGCGGAGTTTATGTATCTGCTTATGTTTCAAAAGGTGCACAAGATGCATGGGAAAAAGTATTAGACGGAACATACAAAGGTTTTTCAATTGGTGGAAACATTAAGACTTGGGACGATGCATATAACGATGATTTAAAGAAAAGCATTAGAATTATTAAAGAATACGATCTATACGAGTTGTCCTTGGTTGATAATCCAGCAAACCAATTTGCAAACATTGTATCCATTGAAAAAGTAAATGGTCAAAATGTAGTTGGTGGATATCTTTCAAAGGCAGAGATAGAAAATGTTTTTTGGGACAAAGAAACTGGAATTGTAATGGTTTCAGAATCTGAAAGTGAGACAAGCCCTACATCAGGAAATCCAATGCAAAATATTGGTTTCATTGAAAAGGGAGATAAAAATAATACAGAAATGATAAAGTTCTTAGTTGATAGTGCTAAAGGCATTAGTACAATTAAGATTACAAAGGAGGTTAGTCCTATGACTGAAGCAACAGAAGCAGTAGTTGAAACTGCAGTTGAAGAAGTACAGGTCGCTCCAGAGGCACAGCCAGCAGAGGTCGTTGCAGAAGCACCAGCAGAAGTTGTTGCAGAAGTAACAGAAGCCCCAGCAGTCGTTGAGAAAGCACCAGCAGTTGAAGAACTTGCTATTGCTAAATCAGAAGACGGTAGTGCAGATTCTTCTGAAGTAAAAACAGAAGAGGGAGAGGTTGCTGCAGTAGAAACTGCTGTAACAAAGTCTGATGAAACAATTGTTGAGGCAGTTGCAGAAATCAAAAACTCTCTTACAAATGCCTTTGGCGATTTAGCAACAACCGTTAAGTCTCTTCATGAGCAGGTAGTTGCATTAAGTAAGTCTCTTGACAATGTATCAGGTGAGGTTAAATCCGTATCTGCTGAAGTAAACAATGTTAAGGGTTCTTTCAATGAGTTTGGCAAGCGAGTAGATCTTGTAGAACAAGATACCGCTTTCCGCAAGTCTGGCGATCTAGGCGAGATCGTGCAGTTTGAACCCTCAAAAGTTCAGAAATCCCTATGGGGCGGTCGTTTCCTCACATCAACCGACCTATTTAAATAAGCAATAAAATCACTAGGAGGTGAAAAATAATGTCGGAACAAAATAAAGACCTAGAAAAAAACTATCCAGGATCAGGCGGAGCAGGCAATGAGATTAACTCTCAAGGCGGTTTCGTTTCTGGTGGTATTGGTAGTGCAACAGGTTTAGATTCAGCAGCACAGTCTGTAGGATCACAACTTGGTAACACTGCTACTGCAGCATTCGGTTCAACAACTGGAGCAAACGCAGTAAACCCAACAGGCGTAGCAGGTGGTATTCTAGCACCAGAGCAGGCTCGTCGCTTCATCGACTATGTGTGGGATGCAACAGTTCTCGCTAAAGATGGTCGTAGAGTTACAATGCGTGCTAACACAATGGAGATCGAAAAGGTCAACGTTGGAGAGCGTGTAATCCGTGCAGCAGCACAAGGTGCACCAGATTATACAAACATCGGCGCAACCTTTACAAAAGTTGAACTTACTACAAAAAAGATTCGTCTTGATTGGGAAGTATCAACAGAAGCACTTGAAGACAATATTGAAGGTGGAGCACTTGAAGATCATCTAGTTCGCTTGATGACCAATGCTTTCGCAAACGATATTGAAGATCTTGCTATTAATGGTATTGGATCAGGCGCAGATGCCTTCCTTTCAATTATGCCTGGCTTTATCAAGCAAACTCGTTTGACAGTTGGAAACGACGCTCACGAGTATGCTGCAACAGTTGCAGACAATAACTACACTACATCAGTAATGCAAGGTTTGCTATTAGCAATGCCTCGTAAATACCGTGCACTTAAGTCAAACCTTAAGTTCTACGCAGGTACTGATGCTTTTGCTGGTATTGTTCGTAACAACGGTACACTTGCTGATGCAGTTGCAGAAGCATTTGCTAACCGTCCAGGAAGCACTGAAGCAAATCGTCAAGCATTCCTTGATGGTGGTGCACAGACAACTGGCAACTCACGTACAACCCGTGTACTTGGTGTAGACGTTCTAGAAGTTCCTTACTACCCTGCAGGTTATGTCGATTTGACATTCCCTCAGAACCGTGTATGGGGTTTCCAGAGAGACATCACTGTAAATCGTGAATACAAGCCAAAGAAAGACACTATCGAATACACAGTATTCGTACGCTTTGGTATCCAATGGGAAGAACTAGATGCAGTCGCTTATGTTGACTCAGATAGTGCTGATTCCTAAGATCTAAAAGATCAAATATTAGGGAGGGTAGCGTAAAAACTACCCTCCTTATTCTTATTCTGGTATAATTACAAATGAGCACAGGAGAATTATGGATCTAACAATTGAGGAATTATCAAGTAAAACCGTAATGGAACTAAAGTCTTATGCAAAAAAAA